AATTTTTCTTGACGTATTTTAAAATTACCGATTGAGTAGGATTCTGATTGCCAAGTTTCTTCCTTGCCATTCTAATTTCCTTTCAATCGTCATCGCATGATAACCCTATCGCTGGGATGATTTAATTGATCACGTTCAAAATATAGTTTTTAGCAACATCGAGCATTCCTAATGCCTGCAAACTACTTTCCCAGCTATAGCCAAGATTTATCTCACCATCTTTATCCAAAGAAACCACCAATACCGAAGTATAGTTATGACTAGCCTCAATATTTTCTTCCAAAATTTCTTTCACGGAAGCACCACGCTCCAGACTAGACTTTTTCTCTGAAAAATCAATCGTGTTTCCCATTGTTACTCCTTTCTAAGCATAAGAAAAGCACTTAGATTTCTCTAGGTGCTTAATACCAAGCAACTTGCCCTGATTCTTTCAAACTGCCGTCTGCATTTTTTAGATTTATGATGCATTTTGACACATAATCAAAACCATATCTTGGGGGATCATTTCGCTTTAGCTCACGAGTAGAGGGATTAAATTCAAAAATCTCCCTTCTACTCACATCGCCTTCAGGAAAAACCTCGTAACGGTAAAAACCATTCACAACTTCAATCAAATTAAATTTTACCATTATTCTTCCTTTCCAAATATCGAGTCAAAGCTTTACCATAATTATAGGTTTCATCTGTTTTAGCATGGGCAGTATCATAATCCATATTCCCTCTGACGTACATATAATCATGCTCTAAGCGCTCATGTTTCAATAATATCAAGTCATGTGATTGGATATCCTTACCAGTAATCAGACGCTCCCACGACTCTGCCATATTGATTTCTGGATGAAATAAACTTTCCCCGTCTTTTAAAATATGGATATCATTAAAAACATGATTAAAAGCAATATCAACATCTTCCTTGGTAAAGTCTTTCATTTCCTTAAACTTTCCAATGTTCGAGTAAATTTTTCGCTTCTCTAATTCTTGATTACTATTTTTTATTTTGTCATACGTAAGATAAGCGTGTTTTTCTGCTTTAATAAAATCTTTTGGCAAAATATCATCATTCGATTCATCACGAAAATAATTTCTTGCACCAGATTGAACAGATAAGCCTACACCTTTTAATACTTCTATTTTAGCACTTTTTTGAGATTCTGCCCAACTTTTAGTATGAACATTCTGTTTCTTCCCATTACCAGGATGATAGTCAACAGTACACCGACAATTGCCATGCCGTCTATATATATTCTTGGGAACTTCTGGATAATTGTATGAACCCTCTAAACTCTTGCACCACTTGCACGGATGACCGACAACTCTTCGAACAATTTTCGGACTCAACCCCACTTTATGATGAAATTCCACATTTTTTCGAATGCTATCATCCACAATGCTCTGACTAAAATTTACAATCGGGTCATCAAGCAACCATTTTACATCATCAAAACTTTCCTCACTGGCTAAACGATTGACAAGACCATCAATTCTGTCTTGATTGAGTTCAGGAACCTGAGCAGTTAACCCAATTTTAGCATCAGAGTTCAAATTCTTCTGGACATCACTAGCATAACCACTTACAAGCTCGTGATTTCGTCCTAGCACGTCCGTCAGCAAACGCTGAGCGATATTGTAATACATTTTACCGTCTGGTAATTTATCAGCGTTCAGAGACGCTCCCAGAGCCTTGGAGAGAATCTCACCAACTTCAATCGCAAACTCATTTGCAGTTTTGTAAGTTGCTTTTTTTGCCTTCAACGTAGCAAAAGCGTTTCTGACAATCTCACTCTTACCGAAATCTCTCTCAAACTTCTCCTGAACCTCTTGCAAGATACCAGGTAAAACATCATTCTCCATTTGAACCACCCTCGCTTACCACTGGTTTAGCTGACATGTCTCCAGCGATACCAGTAAGATCACGAATTGTCTCCGCATTGATGTAGCCAGGTAAGGCCTGATTCAATTTCACAACACCATCACCAATCATCGTCATCGTATTCGCATCCGCTTCAAACAATGGCTCCCACTTAACTGTGGTTCTCACAAATTGGCTTCTAGCATAACGAAACTCATCACGCAAACAAGCTGCAACATAAGCGACATTTAACAATCCAGCACCTAGTGAGCGCTGAGCCTTTCGACCAGCCAAACGCAAATTCTCGTGACTAGCCTTGATAGCTTCTACAGATGATGGATTATCTGAAACGAAACCAAGGTCGTCCAATGTCAAGCCCATTTCCCCAGCAAATCCAGCAGCAGCCGTTCTTAGCTGTTCTGTAAAAGGTGACATACTTGCAGTGGTAAATTGCCCAACGCTCGGCTTCTCGCCTTTATCACTAGAAGAAATCGTCAACAAGCTTGATACAGTAGCTTTCCATTTCTCCATAGGCTCTGCATCAGGATCAAGCCCAAGAATATATTTCTGTGGCCATGAGTAGAACTCAGCAGTGATATCCGCCCGTTCCAAAGTACGCTTAGCATATTTCTGATAATACATCCCTGCTCTGGTAATACGAGACCGCCCAAAAGGACGAACTGCATCAGGACGATGAATGACCGGAACCAGCAGAGGGATACCAGTTTCATTAAGAACTGAATACGGATCCCCTTCTTTCGGAATAAAATGAGTAGCATTAGGCTCGAAGTAGGCTTCAAGCGTTGGACGATTGTAATCATCACGAGCCAACACCGCATAACCTTCCACAAGCAATCCAGTGATAGGATCAATGACACCAGTTGCATTGCTTGACTCAATGACTTGCAACCTCACCTCATCATCTTCACCCTTCGAAATATAGACAAAACTACACGAACCGATCAGTGCAGCTAAAATGGCACTATCAAAGAAGATATCAGGATTGTTACGATCAAAGATTTCTGTAACATTAAAATCATCGTTAGCAAATTCCCTGAAAATCAAACGATCTGCAAGACTATCAACTCCCTTTGCAGCCCAACCAAGAACAGCTTGGTACTTCACCCTGATATGTGGAGGAATTGTAATTCCTGTCGGTGATTCATGATATTGCATTGCATAATGCTTGTACCTCAGATTAACTCTGCTCTGATAGAGAGTCAACTTTCTCCTGAGATAGTCAATTCCTCTTAATTCCAAACCGTTCTCCTTTCATTGTGATGATTTGGCGCGAAAAAAAATGTACAGTGACGGCGTGAAGCTCTCGAGCGCCTAGTGGGAGGGGGATACCCCCCTATCCATAGCTAGGACTTTCCTCATACATTCCATTTTTCTAAAAATCTAGTATTCTGTTAATTTATATCTTTCTTAAAAAAATAATTTT